ATCCTATCTTCATACATCTTCTTTGGTAAGTCATGTAAATCTTCCATTGTAACATTCATTAAGTTCGCATCTATTCGTTCTCCAATCCTTTCTTCTGACATCTCTAAAGTGATATATAAAACACTTTTATTTTGAGATAAACAACTCGCAGCCATATGACACATGAATAATGATTTACCAACACCTGTTCCAGCAAGTGCAATATTTAATGTCTTGTTAGGTAATCCACCTTTTGTTATTTTATTAAAATATTCTAAATCAAATGGTATTTTAGTTTCTACACGATTATAAAAATCATATCGAGATTCGGCATCTCTTAGATAATCATGTCCTATAGCATTATCAAAATCAACTGCAAGTGCTTCTGAAAGAATAGATGGTAGTTCTGATGCAGTTCTTTTATCTCTATCTTTTCCATCTATAATATTAATTCCTTCTACGATTGCATTGTATATTGCTTTATCTTTGCAAAACTTTTCTGTAGTATCGACAAGCCAATCAAAATCAGGACTATCAGTGTTACTATCATTATCAATATTAAAGTTTTTAAGTATACTAACAACCTTTCCATAATCTTCTCCATTTAAATCTTTTCGATTCTGTAACTCTATCTCTAATGAAGTTTGAGTAGGAAGATTATTATATTGTTGAACAAACTTTGAAATTTCTTCAAAAAGAACTCTCTCATGTCTATCGGTATAATATTCTTTTTTTATGAAAGGTAAAACCTTTCGAACATATTGTTCATTACAAATTAGATTTTTAAGTATTGTTCTTTCTATCATGCTCTCTTTCTCTGTATAAGTCTTCCTTAAATATTATATGTACTAAAATATCACCTATCAAGGTAAAAAATTTATCATCAAATCTTTCTTTTTCCAACCCATTTGAATCTAAAATATGCCATTCAAATTTGAAAGGCACTTTATCAAGATGTGCTTTTGAAGTTGGTTCTTTCGGTGGTACTATAGTTCCATATCTATAAACAACACCTTGAAATTCCCCTGCTTTTTCAGTTAAACCAATAGCAGTCCATTCTTGTCCTTTGTTTGTAACATATTTAAAATATTCATGTATGTTTTCTGGAGTTTGATTCATTAATGTATATTTTCCTGAATTTTATTCATCAAAATTTCTACTTCACTATCAGACATAAACACTTCTGATTCAATTGGTTCAACTGCAAACCAATCTTCCAAAACATTATAAGTTACATTATAAGTAATCGTTTCTTCATCATCTATATCATCTAAAAATTCTTTATCTTCATTTACTGATTCTTCATGAATCATTACTTCATAGATTGGTTGATTTAAATCTATATATCCTTCTTGAAGTTCTTCATCAAAAACTTCAGCATGTTCCAATAAAGCAATTCGAACACCATTCGGTACTGTTTCATTTGTATGATATTCAAATACCCATTCTTCTAATATATCTTGTATGCTATCCGCCATACATAAATTCCTTTTTAGATACTTTATCAATTTCATCTAAAATATCTTTTGTAAAATATTTTTCTGGATTATCTAAAATAGTTTTACCATATTGTTTTGTGCCATCTGGTAATTCTATTCTTGTAGAAACTTGTTTAAAAATATCATATTTAATTGCAATGTCTAACAAACCATAATATCTATCAAGTCCTTTACCATAACTTATTCTAACATCAACTGATGTATTTTCTTTGGTAATCCTTGACTTTTGGATTTTACATTTTACAATATTTCCTATAACTTCTTTTCCATCTTTCTCTTTTTTCTTTGAAAGATAAATGATAGTTGAAGCAGCATATTTCAAACCACTACCACCACCCATTTCTTTCATGGGTACATATGAACCAACAACATCATATGTATGATTAGTAATAACCATTGGAACTTTTGCACGACCAAGTTTTAAAGTTAAAACACGAAACGTAGATTTTATAATCTGTGCTCGTGTCATATCTCTTGTTTCTTTTCCCTCACCCGTATCTTCGATTTCTTTTGTTGTTGATAACATACCAAGTGAATCTAACGCAAAAAACAATGGTTGTCTTGTTTCTACTGGTTGTTCAAGATACGAATCAAGAATCTTAATTGATTGTGTTCTAAATTCTTGAACAGTTGTTATTGGTACAATTACCATTCTGCTTGAATCAATACCTCTACTTTCTATCATTGATTTCGTAAGTGCAGATTCAGATTCAAAATATAAAACACCACCATTCGGGTTTGCATCAAGAAAATGTTTTACCATTCCTAATACAAAAAATGTTTTACCAGTTGCAGATTCACCTGCTATCGCAGTAATCTTGTTAGATGGTAAACCATCATAAATCGAACCAGATAACAATGCATTAAATGAATGTGAACCAGTGTCAATAAAAGATTCTATATCACCTGCTATTACTCCATCTGCAACGATAGATGCATATTCATTACCAGTCTCTTTGATAATCTTTTTTAAAAAATCCATATCTTCCATACCTTACAAACTATTTTTTTTATTTTGTATTTCTGACCTTCTTACTTTTGCAAGTTTAGTCATCCGTGTTAAAGCTTTTCTTGCTTTAGCAGCGGCAGATTTTACACTTTTGTTTTCAAACTTTTTTTGTGCTTCCATGTAAACACTAAATTCTTCCACTATTTCATCATGTGTACTCATATTATTCTCCTTCTGTAAATAAAATTTCTTTTAAATTTGGTGGTCTATATGTATCAGATTTCAAAACTTTTCCATCTTCACGATATATAGGTTTCCCTTTATCTAATTTAGACATATTACTTTCGTGTACTTCCTCAAAACACTTATCAAGGTCTAACCCAAATGCATGTCCAGCACCATAAACTACATATAGTAAATCTGAAAGTGCATCTGCGATACTAACCAAATCACTTTCGTTTGTCGCAGTTAATAATTCAACAAATTCTTCATTTATTAAATTAAGTCTTAGGTCTACTATCTCTTCATCTGGAAGTTTTGGTTTATCTTTTACCTCTTGTCCAAATGATTCCATAAATGTTTTTACCTTTTCAAAGTTTGTCATAACCATTACGAAATAATCCTTGCTTCTTCTGGTGTAATTATTGATTCAAGGTTACTTAATCTTTTTTTGTATGCAACTGAAATTTCTTCCAATGTTTTTAAAACATACATAACACCACGTTTTGAAACTTTCAATTCACCATCAACAACTTCTCCCGTTAAAGTAATCGCTGGAGTAAATGAAACACCATTTTTAGTTGCTTGACACAACATAGGTCTATCCATCACAATCCATGCTTCTTCTTCTTCCTGAATCAATGTACCAATCAGTTCCATACCATTTAAGAACATAACTGTTACAACGTCTCCTTTCTTATACATTTGTATCTCCATTTAAACTATTATTAGTATATAATACCTGATTTTTACAGTTTGTCAAGTATCATTATTCATTATCTTATAATATCTATATCGCTTTTTTGATTCCAAGTTTCGAGTTCAGTCCTTAATCTGCCATCTTTCTTTAAATTCTCATAACGATTGATAGCTTTCTTTCTCCACCATTCAACTATATTATCAAATTCAAATCTATCATAATTTTTTTTCTTTGTTAATGTATCGGTTTCAAAATTAAAATATTCTTTAACATTATCAAATCCATATGTACACATATATTGTCTTTTTTGTTGAGTAAGAGTTTTTGCCTCATTTATTTTCTCACAAAATTTCTCATACAATTTTATATCAATTTCTTTTAAAGATGCTTTAGTGATAGATATCATTTTTGTATGTGTTTTTAATTTACGAGATGATGTAGGCACTCCAGATTTAGAATAATCTGGAACTAATCTATCTCCATTGTTCCTATCTTTAAACCAATCATTTAGTTTATGAAAATTATCATCATTAATCATTGGTAAAAAATCAGATTGAGTTAATCCAATAAATTTCAACATAGGTTTCATACCATCATACATTGAAGTAGTTTTCGCAGTACCATAAAGTGATGTTGTTTCAAACATACAAATATTTGCATCATATTTTTTATTCAATGTTTCTCTCGCTAAATGAGAACAACAAATCCCAGCAAGTAATTTTCCACCGAGATAATTAAATCCAAATGGTTGTGTCGGAACAATAATAAATCCCATAATACAAGACTTATTAAATCTTTTCATTACATCCATATTTGATGTATCTAATGGTTTCCCTAAAAAATTATTTCTTGGTCTTGAATTAATGGTCGGAGAACCAAAACGAATGAATCCAACAATCTTATTTGTATTTTTTTCTTTCACAATCCACAAATGTTTTTTACCAGTAATAGATGCTTCTACTGCGTGAGATGTTGTGATTTCAAGATAGTTAACAAAGTCAGATGTCTTAGGCTCATAAAGAGAAAACTCCATATCTTGTGGGTGCATATCAAAATCACAAAAGAATTCATCTTCTGGTCCCATACCTGGTAATGCCGTTGGGTATTTCGCCATTCTTTCAAGTTTAACTTTTCTTAAATAATCATCTATACGGCCAAAATCTTTATAATAAGAAACAAAAATATTAGCGGCATGAATAGCGTCTTTTCTATTTAATATCATGCAAAAAAATCCTCCAAAGATAATTGTGTTCCATAACTCTTATCAACTTTCCACCCAATCCTTTCAATAACCAAGTTAAGTGGTTCTACAAATGCCTTATTAAATTGTGTATCATAATCTATAATATCATTAATATTAAATTCTTTTGGCAACTTCGTAAAGAAAGACATCACATTCGATTGATATATGTTTGGTTGTCTTAATGGAAAAAACTTTATCTTATCCCCATCTTGAATTATAGGATACTTGTTCGTTAATTTATTTTTCTTTAATAAATAATTGTACAATATAGCACCCTTAACATGTATCGGTGTTCCTTTCTTATATAACGCATTTGAATCCATAAATTTATTCACACCATTTACTGAACGTGGATACGCAATGTCTTCTGGTGGTAATTGTAAAAACTCTTTACGAAACTCTTGTATAAATTGATTTAATTCTTTTTCATTACCACTCATAATCAATTTAAGTGCTTCTTTAATCTTCTTTCTACATGAAGCAGGTGTTGAAGATTTTACTGCTTCAATTCCCATTATTTTTAAATGTGGTTCTTTATATCTAACACCTTCACTATCCCATACATTTAAAATATATCTTTTCTTTGCAGTCCATATTCCTTTATCTGCAATAACTTCTCGTTTCATTACCATCTTTTGTTCATATGCATGTAAATATTTTGCTAGTTCTTCATATGATTCGTCAATAAATGGTTCGACTTTTTCTTTAATAACTTTATCAAGAAAATTAATAATCTTTGTAGGCGATACATCCTCTTTAAATACCTGCGAGATAAGTTCTCCAAATGTAACATAGATACTATCTGTATCTGATGCAATAATATAATCCTTTTCTTTTGTATTAAATAATTTATTAAGATAGTTATTCACCTTTTTTTCAATCCAACGAATTGCAAGTTGTCCAGAAGTTGTAATCGCTTCTGCGTTTCTAATATCATAATAACGAAACCATTCATTTCCAATAGCACCATAAGCACTATTTAAAGAAATTTTCTGTGCTAATTGTTTTGTA